AACGTACAACGTCCATTTGTCACTATTCACGTCTTGAATAGGTTCGGCAATATGGTAAGCTACGATCTTACTTTTATCAAATGAGCTTGTTTGCGGATAAACTTTCTTAGGGTCTACAGCTTCAACAATGATACGCTTAGGGTCATATGATTCAGGGAATGCCCCAGCGTACTCTTGTCCAAAACGAACCTTGTAAAATGAATCTCCCATAACAGAACAAGTTAATGCTTGCTGATAGTTTAAGCGATTCATAGCATTTAACCGAGTGATACGGTCAAGTGTCTCTTGTTCCTTTGATTTATTATCTTTACCACTTGAGATCACTGGAACTTCACCGAATAAAAAGTCACTCGACTTGCGTGTTATTAATCCAGCAAAATTTGAACCTATATAAAACTCATGCTTTTCTGCTGTACTTCTGAATACGTCAGCGTGGTCACCTTTAGCTAACTTGTCATTTCGAATATATCGAACGATACGGTCTTCATGGTCAGTTAGTGGGAAGTATTCGCCTTTAACAAATAGGTCTTTCAAGTCCATTCCTTTTCCTCCTTAAATTAAAAAAGGGCGGTGAATAATCACCAGCCCTTAGGTTTATTTGTAAACATACGTTTTCTATGATTCCCAGCGACTTCTACACATGATGCAATAGCATCGGGAAGGTCATCGTGTTCATGCTGTGGGAAAAGTTCTAACATTTCGATTAATAATCTATGTTGCCTTTTAAATCTAATCTGACCAGCTTCTACTAGCGGTTCTAGTGCCTCAATACGAATCTCTTTCTTAGTACGAGGGTTATACTGTTTTAATCGTGTCTTGAAATAGTTCTTCTTTGACAGATTTACACGTAACTGCTGGAACATACTCCATTGTGCTTGTATAGTCTCGACTCCAAAAGTATGATGTTCGTATTCTAGTATTTTCTGTTCACAGATTCTTAACGCCTCATGCATGTTGACTTTACCAGCCCATGCGTCTATAACATAAAAGATTCCTGTCCGTCTATCTCTACCCAAAGTAACAATAGCGTTGTAATCTCCTTTACCAGTAATAGCGATGTCCCAAAAACCATATAGGTCAAGTGGTATCATACGACCTTGTTCATCGTATAAGTCCTTATCGTCATACCAAGTGAAAGCATCTTGTTTAAAGATAGCGTCCTCGTCACTGTATGGGATGTTAAGATACTCTGAGTTGAAAGCCCTTGTACCTACGTTTACTTTCTCCTGTATCAGCTTGTAGTAAGGCATTCTATCGTGCCACAATACTTCTGTTCCTTTATCCATTTCCGATTGGTTAGTGAAGTAGAATTGTTCCGCTTCGTCCTTACGATCTTCATTATCTAAATCACGATAAATACGTTCGTACTCTTCCCAAAGGTCTACACGTTCAGGTGCGTTTACAATTGCTGAGTAACGTTTAGATTTAAAGTCAGCACGATTCATTACGTAAGGTAACAGTCCATTAGGGTTAACTAATGTTCCCATGTAAATGAAGGCTGTACCGCCAATACAGTTACCTTCCTTGTCATAGCGTGGTGGCTGTCCTAAAGGATTGACAGTTTTTGTATACCACGTTAAGTTCTTCTGTCTAAGTTCAGGTGTATTGGTATTCTTCTCAGATTCAAGGTCGTCTAGAATTATCATGTCAGGACGTGCATTTAAAAATCGCATACCCCTAAGCTGTTTCTGTGTAGAACCTGAGGCAACCATGATATTGTTCTTTGTGACGAATTTCTCAGCATTATCCTTTTTATTCTCACGACTGTTTTCACCCATCAGTTCGCCAAAGTCCTCACGTAACTTCTTATTATCCTTTAACTGGTTATTTACAAAGTCAGTGAACTGTTTCGCACCGTCATGAGTTTCTGATAAGATAACAATGAATTTACGTAAGTTATAAACTATGTTGTACAGTGGATACATATTTGATAGATAAGTTGATTTAGCGTGACCACGAGGAACTGACCATGCAATTCTCTTAGCATGATCTCTCATGTAGTCGTCAAGATAGTCCGTTAACTCTTGGTGAAATTTTGGTGCATCTAAAATACTAATGCCCTCAGGAATTAAGTTATTCTCATTCTCAGGGTTAGCATCGTCAGAAAAGTACTCATACATGAATTCGAGTGTACTTGTCCAACATCGTAAAACTCGTTCACATTGTTTCCGTTCTTCTTTTAGCTTAATAGCCCTCTCTAGTACGTCTCGTGAAAGTTCTTTGCCTTGTAGGGCTTTCTCTTTTACCATATATAAGAACGAATCTATCTCACCCATACGGAATTTCCATTCATCATATGTCTTGCCCTTTACATGCCCTTTTATTTTCATTCCTACCCCTCCATTAACTGGTTCAACGTTATGAACCTTTAATAAATAGGGCAAGAAACCCAGCACTAATACAGGTACAAAAAGAAAGACGTGAGGTTTCCCCCACGCCTAATTAATTTCGTATTTAGTTTTCATTTCATCAGCTTCTTTTGTAAATTTAGCTAGTAAGTTTTTCTCCTTTACTAAATCCTTATCAGTAGCCTCAGGTCGTTCGATATAATGCTGTAACGCATGTTTAACAATTTGTACTTGTGTGTATTTTAATTTCATTATCGTGTACACTCCGTTTCTTCATATGTTGAAATAATTGGCATATTGTTTACATAAGTAATGATTGTTGAGGTATTACCTGTTTCAACCATCTTACCGCCTCTATTGTGGCACTCTTCTGATTCCTGATATAATGCATAACAGCATAAGAACAAAAGAGTAAGACAGACAATTAAGCCTGTCCATAATCCAGCCTCTATCCAATCTATCCTCATTTCTTCACTTCCTTATATGCGGATATAAGGGCTTCTAATTTTGCCATTTTAATAGCTTCCTCATGTACTCTAATCTGATTTAAAAGGTGTGCCACTTCATGGGCTGTAAATACTTGTACACCGTTTTCTAATTTAGCCTCTATAATTTCACGTACTGTACTCATTATTTCTTACCCCCACCCACAGCATTTAGGTATCGTTTGGCAATAGTCCAATCATTGTCATGACGACTTGTTAACGAATTTTTACAGGCCCAATCATTCCAGTTCTTTAATACTTTGCTAAGAACGATTGTGTCACACTTCTTAATACCAGTTCCTTGTAGGTTTTTAGGTGAGAATAATAAGTATTCCTCAGGTCGGTTAGTTTCACCGAATACAAAGATAGTAGTGATATTGCTATGCTTTGCTTGTCGGATAGCTTTTACAATCTGACCAGTAGTAAGTGCTGTACGATCTCGTTTAAATTCAATTACCAAAGTGTGACCATGTAACTCTATTGAAGCGTCAATGTCACCTAATTTAGATTTGCCCTCGAAACAATCATCAAACATACTGAAGTTCCATGTGCCGTTTAAAAAGCCCACAATGTCTTTAATGTTTGGCAAGTAAACATCTGTCTCCTTCATTTGCCCGTTGTCCTCATAAACTCGTACTCTTCTATGTCCTATCATGTAAAATACCTCCTTGTATTGTTGTTACAATTAGGTACTTGCAATTGGTGGCAAATTTAGGACAAAAGAAAAACCAACCCTGTTAAGAGTTGGCTAGAAATTGCTTTATTCGTGTCGCTATAGCGTAAGCTACTGGAACTGTGACAGCATTACCAAGCTGTTTATAGAACTGAGTATTTGATACTACTTGTTTATAAGATTCAGGGAATCCCTGTAACCGTGCGTACTCTCTCGGTGAAAATCGTCTTGCCCTCATATCCTTTGTTATGATTACATGTTCTAATCCAGTAGAAAGAGTTTGTGAGATTTGCTTTCCTATACGTCCACGCCTTGTTTTACTATTAGGATACGTTATATTAACCGTGTCGCCAATATTAGCTAAGTTATAGCCTTTCTTGACCGCCTCACGAATCATAATAGCTTGTCCCTCCATACCCAATTCAATGAATTTCAAAGGACGTTCCATATATAAATGGTCAGGTACAATCATATCATCCTCTAAGAAGTCATATAGAACTGGTGCAAAGTCATGCTGTTCCTCAGGGAACTGGAATGTACTAGCAATATCTTTTCTAACACCAATCACAAAATATCTATCACGGCTTTGTGGCACACCCCACCATTTACTATTGTAAAGAGTGTAGTACATTTTATAGCCAGCTTTATCATATTCTTCTTCTAATATATGAAGGTACTTCTTTAGCCCTCTGACGTTCTCAGCTAATAGGATAGAAGGCTTTTCCTCTACCTCGTCCAGTAATCGCATAATTTCAAAGAATGTCCTAGAACGATAACCATCTATAATACCAGTTTTACACCCATTATTAGATAAGTCCTGACAAGGGAATCCGAACGTCCAAACGTCAGCTTTCTTTAAATCAGCACCAGTTAATTCATTAACATCTGTAACTTCTATTCCTGGATCAATGTTTGCTTTGTAGCTTTCCACAGCAAAGGAATCCCACTCATAAGCCCCTACTATCTTGAAACCAGCTTGTAAGAATCCTAAATCAAAACCACCAGCACCAGCAAAAAACGAATTTAATGTATACATACAAATACCTCCAAAAGTGAACTTCACTTAGGTACTTGCATGTAGACCCTATTTTAAGACAAAGAAAAACCGCACCTTTTCATTAAAGGTACGGTACGTGAAATTATTTAGTCATTAGGTAGTCATACCATTCAATTTCTTCTTCTAACTGTTCGTCAGACATATCAACAAAGTGGTCAGGTGCAACTTTTACACCCTCCACTTGGTCAATTAACTCAATGAGACATTTCACTTTTTCTTCCCTACTCATTATGCCACCGCCTTATTAGTTCTGATTTCCTCCATCTTCTTAAACTTAGGTGTTGATAGGTTCTTGATAAAGTTGACTGCTGAGGAACTAATGTTGTACTTTCGTGAAATCTCAACTTGTCTCATAGAACCCTCTTCAAGCAACTCTCTAACCTGATTAAAAGTGGTTTGGCTGATACGTGTTCGTGTAATCTGTGAGTTATCGTCTATAAATTTCTGTGTAATAACTACCTTAGGTGAATAACCACTTGGTAACTCAACGTGGCTAAGTGTACCTCTCACACGAATACATTTGATATAGTCATAGTCCACATTTAAAGCCTTTGCAATAACAAATGACTTTATTTCAGTGTTTCTAGCGTAATATAAAGCGTCATATTGAACAGCCTTTTCTACCTTAGTTAAAGACTCGCCTTTCATTTCATCATTACAGTTTAAAGTTGGGTGATATTTATGAACTAATAGTCCTTCAATGACCCCACGTTCATAACGATCTTCGTCTAAGTAAGTGTAGAGAACATATCCAATAGTATCTTTATTAAGTTCCTTCTTACCAAACTTAAATGATAAGTGTTCCTTCACACGTCGTTTAACGCCTGTTGTTTCTCCTACATACATTAGTACGTCGTTCTTATCATAAACCATGTAAACCCCTGCACGGTTCTGTAATCTATCAAAACCTTCTACTTCCA